GTCCGAGAGCTCGCGCGAGATTGCATCGCTTTTCTGGTCTGCATCTTTAGCCGCCTTCGCCGCCGCCCTATTGCCCTCGTCCGCTTTCTTGCGAACATCGAGATACAAGAACCAGAGCACCGTGCCTGCACCTGCCAGCAGCAGCCCGATCGCCGTCACTGCCACCGTCGTCCAATCCATTCCAATCCCCATTCAAGCGGGCCACTACGTGAGCACCCTGTTGCGAACCATCATGAAATAGATTGTCGTGTCACGACATCGATCAGTCCGCGCGCGCGCCTTCATCCAACTCGATGCTGTCGGGACAGTGGCCTGGCTGAATCCAGTTCAAGACGCCGCAAATAAGACGGCATCCCGTGCATTTGCCAGCGCGCACGTTCTTACCGAAGACAGACGAGAGTGTTTCGCCAGGATCGCCGAACCTTGCGGCCGGATCTGGTCGGAGGACGAGATTCAGGAACGGACCGAAAACGGTATTCACCGTCTGGTCGAGGATGAGTAGAAGATTCCAGAAATACCGAGCCATGCGATCCGCCTATGCCGAGGACATAGGCGGATCATGGCGTCACGACTGGCGGCCGGAGAGTTGATGCTACCGCCGATAGTGGTGTATAGTGGTGTACATAAACACCAAGTAACAGGGATGGAATGAAACGAACTAACATATACTTCACCGACGAAATGCTCGCACGGTTGAAGAAAGCGACTGAAAAAACAGGCATGTCGATGGCGGAGTTTGTCCGCCGTGCCATCGAAGAAGCGCTAAAGCGCATGAAGCTATAACGGGGAAACACATGAAAACAAAACGGGCAGCAATCGCAATCTTGGTCGGACTCTTTACCGTATGTCTGTGCGGGTGTGGCGGGGGCGGAGGCGGCAGTTCGCCGGCAACTTCGCAAGCAGTCCAGGCACCCAAGATCGTCAAGATCGACGCTGAAGGCGACTCGACGTTCTACGGCACACAGGTCATCAATGGTGTCCTGTCGAGAACAGAAAACAATCCGCCTGCGCTCTTGCAGAAGGCTTTCGGCATCTCTGTTTCTATGACGAACAGCGCCGTGGGAGGCGCCACGATTACCCAAGCGCTGAACGGCATTGCGCCGCGCTACTCCGTGCCGCTCGCGTCTCGCCTGGCGACGCTATCGCCCGGTATGGTATTGACAGGATTCGGCATCAACGACTCAGAAGTCGGCGACGAAACCACGTACCGGAACAGCCTGAACACATGGATCTCAACCGTGCATAGCATGGGCGCCCTTCCCGTGCTGGAAGAACCGAATCCGGTTTGCGATGCAAATCACGCGAAACTCGATACTTTTGTCGGGATCCTGCGCAGCGTGGCCGCCGAGCAAAACGTGACCCTCATCGCTCAATACGACTACATCAAGTCATTGCCAAACTGGCAGGCGATGTTGACCGACTGCATCCATCCGACCGACGCGCTCTACGAGATCAAGGCACAGCGCGAGCATGACGCGATCGCGCCGATCGTTGCAGCGCTTCAGAAGTGAAACGGCAAGCCCGGCGACCCGCTAATCACGCGCGGGATCGCCGGGCCGCAGCGCCCTACCAGGTGATCGCCTGAACGGCAGCGACAGTCGTCGCGGATGCAACAGCCGCAGCCAGCGCTTGATTTTTCGCCATGAATGCCAAAATCGCAGCCTTGCCGTCGACGCCTACCTGAAGGATCTGCGCGATCGTATGGTTCACGAACGCCCAATTTCCATCCACGTCCGCGCACCAGAACGGCGTCGTCCACAATTGCCATTGCGCAGAGCCGTCGTTCACGATCGCGCCGGGGACAGTCGGCCACGCCGGCGCCGTGTTGCCGCTCGTCCCCGGCGCAACACAGACGTAGACCGACGCACCATCCTTGACGAGCTCGCCCGCCGCGCGGACCTTTCCGCCGACGAACGGCGCGGCCGAATTGAGCGCGAGCAGCGCGGCGATCACAGACGAGGCAAGATTCTGCTGATCCGTGACCTTCGACGGATACGTGTGCACATCGCCGAGAGCCGTCGACGGAAAGCCGCCAACGATACTGGCGGAGCATGCAGCCGACAGAATCGCGATTTGATTCGCCTGCGCGGCTGCGAGAATCTCCGCATCCGTCGGCGGAACCGGCGCGACGAGCGCGCCATTTGCGACCGTGTACGGCGGCTGAGAATTGACGCACGCTTGCCACTGCGCCTGAGTGATCGCAATGACGTTCGTCACGCCAGCAGGAACCGGGCTATCGACAGAATCGTAGAAGCCGATGATCGCGCCCTGCGCGTTATATGCTGCGAATTTTTGGCCCATAACTTAATCCCCGACCGCGATATAAAAGCACCCTTGACTGCTCAGACTAGAACGCGCCACGGCCTGCGTTTTGCTGATAGGAGATGCAGACGAGTAGCCAATGACGCCGCCCCCTGGCGTGTATCCCGTAGAAGTCACAATAGCTAGGCAAGCATTCGGGAATGCAAGAGGGAAAGTCAAAGTTACGTCAGCGCTCGAGCTAGACGAGTAAGTCCCCCACTGGAAAATCGCCCCGCTCGGAAACTTCTGATAGCCATTGGCCGCGAGGGATGCGCCGAACGATCCCGAACCCTTGAGTTGTCCGGCCCCGTCCACCGCCATCCAGACGTTTGAGCCATTCGAAACCAGAGTTACCGTGTCGCCAGCCAGAAGCGGGTAGCTTGGGACCGAAGCGGCGCCGTTATTGATGATCCCATTCCCGCCAGTTGCGGCAAGCGAGAGCGTTCCTGTACCGAAATTAAGAATCTCGATTCGAGCTCCGGCCGGAACCGACGACAATACCGGAAGATTGAGCGTGCCGGCTCCCGGTACCGTGCTGATGACCGTCGCACCAATGGCGGCGAGCCCGAGGGTAAAAGATGCGGCACTGTTCGCGATGATCGACGACGACTGCATGCCTAATTGGCGAACTGCCTCCATTGTCGCGATCCGCTTCGAGTTATCGAACTGCGGGGGCGAAGAATCGAGCGCGATATTGCCGGCTGCGTCAGGCGTCATAAGCGCGGCGATCGCCGCGAGAATGCCAGGGTTCTGTCCAGCCATTATTGAACCTCGAGGAAGTCAGGTGCGGCCGGCAGCGCGACGCGCGGGAATCCATTCGCCGACGGCAGATCGCGCAGCGCTTTGCGATACGTGCCGAGCGCGGCGACTTGCTCTTTCGTCAGCGTGGTCGATGCATCGAACAGCGCCTCGTCTTGATGTCGCGCGACGAGCCAGTCCGTCGAGGCGAGCGCCGCGCAACGATGCGCGCGCAACGATGCGGAAAGTTGGTCGTCCGTCATCGGCGCCGGCTCGACGAGAAGCGGCAAGCCCTTCGCGTCGAGCTTCATACGCTTGCCTGCGCCCTCACCATTGAGAAGCGCCATATGCTGCGCGTCAGTGATCGGCACGGCGCCCGCAGGAATTGCGTCCCCGTGAAACTCGTCGTCGTAGAAGCCGATAACAAAGCGATCGGCGTCGGTATGTGCGTATTTTTGGCCCATGATTTTCTCTTAGAATCCGATCGCAACCCACCACGCCTGAACAGACGCCGCCGTAGCCGCCAACACCGGCACACTTCCACCCGTCGCGAAAAAGGCGGACCAGGTGAATACCGTCGAATTCCGACCGTTCACGGTGACATAGGCTTGGGTGTTGCCGGACGCGTTAAAGCCCGAAGCCATGACGTTCAGGCAAGCGTTCGGGAAAGCGATAGGAAACGTTGTCGAGCTCGTCGTGCCCGCAGCACACGTCGCTTGACCCCACTGGATAATCAATCCGCTAGGGAGCTTCTGATAGCCCGGCGTCGCAATTTGCGCGGCGCCATTGCCGTTAATCACAATCCATGCGCCGGCAGCACAGAACAGCTCGATTGATCCAGACGGCGGCAATGCGAACGACGTTGCATTGATACCGCCGCAGAAGATCTTGCTACCGTCGTTTGTGACGATGTTAATGGCGGCCAGCGACGAGTTGTAAAAGCGAAACACCAGGCCCGTTGCGAGAGGCGGAAGGCCGATGTTATATGCCCCGCCAGGCGCGCCCAAATAGATCATCGATCCAGATTGAGACGCCGGCAAAGTCTGCGTCGCGTTCACATTGACGATCGCGGAGTAATTGCCAGCCGCGCGCTGAACGAACGCTGTCGTCGGGATCAATGTGCTGCTATCGAACTGCGGAGGCGTCACGCCCGTATCGCCGCCCGCCATCTGGATCGGCCCGACCATCGTGCCGCCGGACAGAGGGAGCGCGTTCGCAACCGTGAAGGAGTTGAACGCGATCAACTGCACATTATCGCCAGCGAAGCACCCACCGCCCGAGTTGTAATTCACAAGCGTCACCGACGAGCCGTCGGTCGCAGTGATATCGGACGGATCTTGCACCGCGCCGTTCACGAGCACCATCAGGTTGCCCGGCGTGTACGGAGCGTTGAACACCTTCTGCGCGAGCGTGGCCGTGAAGCTGTAGCGCTGGAACGAGCTCGCAGATGCAGCGCCCGCGAGCACGACGTTCGTGCCATCGCAGTAGGCGACAACAGACTGCCCTTGCGGAACGAGCGCATCCGTGCCGGCTCCGCCCGACAGATTGAGCGAGAACGCACCCGTCGTCTGGTTCGCAACGACGTAGATACCGCCCTGAGACGGCAGATTCACGACGATGCTGGCCGTCAGCAAGCCAGTGAGCAGGATGATGCCGTTGCCATACTGCGCGGGCGTCAGAGTGACGTTTGCGCCGCCGGCGACGTTGACCGTGACGACGCCGTTCGTGAGCTGGTAGACGAAATTCGTCGACGCGACCTTAGTGCTTTGGTCGCCGATAGCAGACGTCGGAGTCGTCGGCGTGCCCGTTAGCGCGACGTTGACGAAGTCGTTCGTCTGCAACTGCACATTGGTGCCGTCCGAGAACACCTCGACCGACTTGCCCTGCGTAACGGCGACACCGGATCCGGCCGCCGTCTTGATCGTCAGCGTGAATGCGCCGGTAGTGGCGTTCCAAACGGTCCACTGACCAGTCGACGCCGGCACGATCACGGAAATGTTCGCAGTGAGCGCACCCGTGAACTTCAGGATGCCGCGCCCGGCCTCGATCGCCGTCAGCGTCACATTCGCACCGCCGGCGACGCTCTTGGTCGTGACTCCGTTGACCGTGCCTTGCACGTACGCAGTCGTCGAGACCTTCGTCGAATTGTCGCCAAGCGCGGGCGTGGGAGCCGTAGGCGTCCCGGTGAATGCAGGCGAGTCGAGCGGAGAGACCGTCGGCGGAATGAACGTCCCCGCCTCGAGCGCGTCGACGTGTTGCTTCAGGTACGCAGTACGATTCGCCAGGCTGAGCAAAGGCTGATTCGACACCGCACCGACGCCGCCGTCTACCGGATCGACAATCTCGAGCTGGTAAATCCCCGCGTCATATACTGGCAATTCAGGTTGATTCGCCATCCCTCAGTCCTAGAACGAAATAGTCCACGTGCCCGAAAAAGTCAGGTCCGTGTCTTTGTTGAGCGGCGCAGTCCGCGTTTTCCGCGCATACAGCGCACCACTGGCAGTAAGCAGTCCGAATTCAGAAATAGCCTTTCCGTTCGCCTCGCCAGTGCCGAGCGAGAACGCATACTGGACTTGGTTCGTCAGCGGATAGGAGTGGCCGTCGACAGCCTTGATGTACGCGCTGGTGAGCACCGAGTTGCTGAACACAGGTGCAACCGCGCTCGTGCCGAACCCGATCTGCGTAACGCTCTGCCCCGCCACATCGCCGCCGAGCAGCTTGGCGTGCGCTTGCTGAGAGCCGATTACGACAAGGTTCTTTTCTTCGAATACTTCGATGAGCTTGCCGGCGCGGCGAACTTCCAGGTAGAAGTCGCCGCGTGGCTTACGCTCAAAATCATCCCGTAGGGAAAAGTTCATCCACGCCTCCATTCTATTAATGGAGTGTGATGTCACGACCAAATTACAAGGACTCCACGACAGTAGTCCCGCCCACTCTGAATATCGAACCGTCGTACCGTCGAACTCCGTTGTAGCGGTAGTCGTAGACGATCGTGATCGACTCGTCATCCGAGGGAGCCGTCAGCGTATCGGCGAAAGGCACGAGCGCCGCCGCGCCGGCGAGCGCGTCCGTCGGCGCCGTGAGCGTGTCAGCGAATGCCATGCTGGCTTGCAGCAGCGTGAATGCATCCGTCGGCGGCGTCAGCGCGTCGGTCAGCGCCGAGCCCGT